GAGTTTCCTGTGAAATCTATCAGAGTATATGAATAAGGAGGGGAACCACCAAATAGAGAAACTGAAACAACACCTGTATTATTATTACATAGTGAGTTGGTTGTTGAAACTGTTACGTTAGTAAATGAATTCGGAGTCAACAAAATTGTGGATGCCACAAAATTACATAAACCAGCATCAGTTACACTAACTGAGAAATTACCTGCGGCAACACCAGTAAATGTATAACTCGAAGCAAAAGTAATTGTTACAGTTCCGTTAGAACCTGAATAATAAAAAGGTGCAGTACCACCAGTTGTAACAACTGTTACACTTCCATCCGAAGTGTAACAAGATGGATTTGTAATTGTAAATGTTCCCAATCCAATTGGTGGTACTTCATTTACAACCACACCCAAACTATTAGAACAACCAGCACTATCTGTCACCACCACATTGTAATTACCAGGTGTTAATCCTGTGATTGATGGGGTTGTTTGACCATTTGACCACAAATATGTGTATGGTGGTACTCCAGTTTGACCAGTAACGTAGATTGCCCCTGAGTCCACTGCACATCCCGCATCATTGATGACATATACACCAAAATCTAACGTAGTTGATGACTTAACAATACATGATTCAGATTTACCAGTACATCCCCCACCATCGTCCGCAATAACATAATATGTACCTGCAGATAAAGAATTAAATGTGAAGATATTGTTGAAACTTTGTCCTGAAGTAATAAACCCACTAGATATTTCGTATAAACTAAAAGTAGGTGAATTATAATAATTTGTTGTATCAGCAGTAATACTACCATTACTCAGATTACAAGTTGTATTCTGAACACCTGTCAAGGTAACACAAGTCCCTGTAGAAATATAGACACTTACAGGAAATGTTGTACTACCTCCTGAACAACTATCAATAACATTAAATACATAAGAACCACCCGAAAGTCCACTAATTGTGTACCCTGTGGCACCACTAAGTGGAATTGTACCAAAACTAGGGTCAATCCAAGAAATTGTAAAATCAGGAGCACTACCATTGATACTTATATTAAACGCACCTGAGGACGTATTACTACAATCACCAGTTATACTATTTACTACTACATCTAAAAAACAAGACATTATACACAATAAATTGAGAAGTTTATTCCGATATTTAACTTGAAGTTAATATCAGCTTCTGACACAGAACACACTTGATTATAAACTACAATAGTATCGTCACTAGTAAAGTAATAATCATAACCTAGTGGTTTAATCAAATTCATAGCGGTAACTAATGCTGTGTCCCAATTCGTAGTTGTAGGATAACTTAATGGTATTAAATTATACCCTATTCCATTGAAGAATGGGTAAGAAACAACTTGAATATCATCTATCCTAATATCCACATACCACTCTGTGGTTAACGTGTTCAAACTACAATTATTCGGGTCATAACCAATAGAAGTAAGATATTCATTCAACAATTTACCTAAAACACTACCAAAACTACCAAGTTTTGGGTCACTTAACCAAGGATATTTTGGACACTCTGTGTTTTGTATAGGACAATCGTAGGTATATAAACTATCATTCAACTCACATGGTCTACAAGGATTAGGTCTCAATGGTGTAAACGATGCAGGATTTGGGCAAATAGTTCTATTAGTTGATGAGATAGTTCCAACATTATTTTTTGTATTCGACCAAACACTACCAATTGGGCAATCAGATGTTGAGTTTAAAGTACCTACAAGAGTTCCATCATAATAATATTCCCAACGAGTTGACCCCGAATTATAAGAAATAATTATATCTTTAACTAAACCACAACAAGGGTCATAACCCAAGAATGATTGTTTGCCATTAACATAACCATTAGGACTCAATGTTGTTATTAATGTACTACTTCCAACTGAAGCACCAGTAATACTTATACACTCACATAAATCAATAGGGTCAGGTGTTGGTGGTGGTGTATCTAATATAATCTGACAACCTCTTTGTCTTTTCCATTGAAATTTCTGTCTATGGAAAATTGAGTTTTCTAACTTGACACCAGTATTCCAAATGGTTGTTGCTGGAACCATTTGTTCAATTAAGCGTATCCAATAATCACCCAAACCATTAACGTATTCTATCATAGTTTGGTAAGTGAAATTATTGTTTGCTATATTCACATCTTGTAATGATTGTAAATATTTCCAATAAATTGATTGTAGTGTTGGGTAACCACTAGTTTTACCATCAGTAGAATATTGTCTATTTCTTACATTAATCGTATTCTTCCAAAATGTTTGAGCAAATTCGAAGAAGGTTTTTTGTTTTGGTTGTGGGTTAATAATCGTCCAATCAACACCATTTCTATCAGGGTAGCAACTTGCCGCGTTTGGAAAACACCCATTCGGATTGACATAATTCATACCTTGATTTGGTATTGGATAATTGTACAAACGTGACATATACCAAACATCATATAAAAGTCCTTGTGCAGGATTCAAAAATATCTCAGTATTCTTAACATTTAAAACTAATTTGTCATCAGCAACGAAGTATCTTGCGTTAATATTACCATCTAAGTTAACTCTTAGTAGTACTTCTGAATCGTACCAAGATTTGTTATTATCAACAGATGGTGAAATATTATAACCTAATTGAATAAATGGAAATTTTCTGAATCTGTCTAAATATTCTTGACCATAAGTGTATGGTTTTAAACTTGTTTGATAATCGGGATTCAGTCCTGTGAAAACACTTAAAGTTGAATTCACTTGTTCAGGTGCTCTGTGTTGTGGGGTTTGTTCAAACCATCCACTACCTATCTGAAAAAAATAAGCTTCACTATCCGTTATTGGTTTGGGAAATCCAAATTCGTCAATTGGGAATTCATCAATTGTTATATTAACGTCTTTTATTGTTGCAGTAGTTGTAAATCCAGTATATTGTACGCCAAACAAAGTGAAGACATTCGAACTTTCTAGTGTTGGTGTTTGTTCTACTAAAGTACCACCTGAAATTTGTGCATAATAACTATTAAACTTATTTATATTAATTCGTTGGTCGGCTAAGTAAACGTACTCATTAAATTCAACCAAAGCTTCAGGTGCACCAATTAATCTTAACAAATTTTCAATTGATTTTCTAGTACCTTTTGATTTGAATAAATAAGCGGTATTCAATAAGACATTTCTGTAAAATTGATAATTCAATTCATCGGGTGTTTGAGCAACTGGAACCCCACTGAACATAGATTTTTCTTGATTTGTTTGACCAAAAACAGAGTTTAAAAAATCAGTATTAGTTATCGGTGAAATATTCGTCTGCCAACCTAAAGTTTGAGCTAAATTTCTCAATAATTGAGAGGGGATGTCATTTCTTACATTGTAGTTAACCGATGTAACATAAGATAAACTTGTGATATATTTATTTACCTCATCAAAACTTCTACCATAGATTTGGAGAACTTTATCCATTTTTTGACCAATGGTATCAAATTCTTTAAATGCTGGTGTTGTAAAAAATCTTGATACAAGATTTGTCCTATATGAATCAAATGATACACTGATGTCGTTCAACACTGTTAAGTAATCAACAAAAGTACTTGAGATAATGTCCAAATTCCATAATCCCAATATTGGCCAAGTTACCGAAGCATTATCGGAGTAATACGTTCCATCATCAGCTTCTTTAGGGATGACGAAAGATGCTGTATATATCGGTGTTGATGTTCTATTTAATAAGAAGTTTTCAACTTCGTCTAAATTTTCATTAAAAACTTTATTAACTTCACTATCATTTGGTCTTATTATAATATTTCCAAAAACATTCGTTTCACCTGAAAATGGATTACCAACGACAGTAATACTTAAATTACCTGATGTTAAAGAATTTGTTGGAATTATACGTTTAACTTGATATCCGATTTCATTATAGTATAAAGAATACTTAGCATACTCCAAGGTCATATTCCTTAATGTTGACACTGGTATCTCCCTAAGTGACAGATTTCTAGTTGAGTTTGTTGTGTAGTCAATTCCGAAAGGATTTCTTATTTTTGTAAGGTCTAATTCGAATGTAGTTTCGTTGTATTGTAAACTGAAAGCAACATTGAATGCCGTTACACCAGTTGAATAATCTAATCTTAATGTTGTTGATTCTAATGCTGCAGGAAAATAACTAATAACTTGTGTTACCGCAGCCGACATCCTCTTAGCCATAGACCCATATAAAACAAAGTTTGTAACTTGAGTTAAATCGAAATTTGGATAAACTTTGTAATTATTTTCAATAATAGCTTTGGCTTGATTAATATCTGTGATACCCATCGAATCCAAACTGATTGGATTAGAAAAAGTACCAGTGGAAAAGTTTCTATTAACTTTTTCACTCGCTGAAAGTGTAAAATTGAATGTTCCTTGTGTCAAACCTCCACCAGTGACTAATTGTAAACCAACTAGATTATTTGCAAAAGTGCCAGCACCTGATGGTGTTTGAGGAGGACATGTAAATTTAGCCATTACGAAGTGATATTAGTGAAGTTTTTACTGAAATCTATATTATTACCTCTGTCTTGTCTTACCTCAAATAGAAGCTCATTAAACTGGTCTCTGATTTCGTATAGATTATATTGTCTATATATGTTATTTTGACTATCGTAGTAAGTGTAGATACCATCATCAATAGATTTGGTTTGATTACCATAAAGAGCAATAGCCAACGTTGAGAAATCGTGTTCAGCAACTTCAATATCAAGGGTTATTGGGTTGAAGAAAGTATTAGTTATTATGATATCTTGGTCAGGTTGACCAATGTATGGTATTGCATTCGGTTTATTAGTTGGTGCAGATGATGGTGACAATGTGCAAAACAATAATCCACTATTACTATCAGTATATCTGTATCTTATCGCTTTTTGTGAAGTGTTTGTAAGATTCTGAATAACTGGTTCACAAAAGAAAGAAGACGTAATTACTCTAAAAAAATTAGGTATTTTTGACCCATCTGTATTAAGATATTCAATTCTGAAACCAACTAAACCTTGATTTGTGAACTTGTTTCTATATTGATTTGGTACTTGATTTAAATCAATTATAATACCTCTAACATTAGGTAGTGCCGATAACACACCACAATCCAAAATTTTAGTTCTTATTTGAGTTGGTCTTAAATAAATTGTGTAAATTCCAATAGCATTAAATTGGTCAGCAGGTAATTTTAAATTATATAATCCACCTAATATTTCTATGTTAGCATTTCCACCAGTACTACTATTATTGAAGTATGGTCTCAATAATGAAACTGAATCTAATTTAGTCAACACAAAATTAGCTGTATCATCTCTTGATGGGGTGTAATGTAAAATTATCTCAACGTCTTCTGGTGAAACATCTGATGGTCTTATAGTACCATAACTTGCGAGTGCCATTTATTATTCTTTTATTCTAAGTTTATATTGACTAACCTATTTATAAATATTAAAGTTACAACTTTGTAACTTTAAAAAATCCGTAGCCATAATTATCTAAATCTCCAAGATTATCAACTTCACCTAATCTTATCATTGTTTCAATACCTGAATTTTTACCCCTTTCAACAAAAACATTTGTTTGAATTGCGGGTTCATCAATAACATTTAATAATGCTTCATTTTTAGTTATTGCGGAACAAGTATAATCTACTTCAGATACACCACTAACAATGAATAAAGTTGTACCATCAGGATAATCGTAATAATCAACACCATTAATAGTATAAGCAGTATAACCATTAGGATTAGAACCCCAAAATGTACCAACTACATTAGAACTTCCTGTAACTTGTAATCCGATTTTATATTTCCCCAAATAAAAATTGGGGTCATTAATCGAACCATAAACTTCCAAATCATTGAGTCCAGATTTACTATAACCAGATATAATTAAATCTGAGTTACCTAAGAAAGTATTAAATCCATCTATTGTTGTTTCACAATCAGAATCACCACTATAAATAAAATTATAATTTAAAGCACTACCTGACCAACTTCCACCAAGTGGTGTAAAATAGGCAGTACCATTAGGATTGTTAATAGTGACAGACGAAAATGGTATTGTAATTGTTTTTTTAATTGTGTTATATCCCCAAGGACTCATACCTGACATAGTTATTGTATATTCACCGGCTGAACTATACGTATGAGTATATGGAGTAGATGTGTAAGGTCCTACTGTTGATGTTGTTCCATCACCCCAACCAATTTGATAGTTTGAAAAACTCAAATATTTTTTGAGTTCTATTTCTGATGTATTATAAAGAATTACTGTGAAGTTATTTGGAAATATAGTTGAGCCAGTAAAGACAAAATTAGTCATTACGTCTTGTTGTAATATCATTCCATCAAACACAGAATAGTATCCAAAATCTACAGCAGATTGTGTAAATAATATAGGTAATGTCAATCCTGTTAACAAAGAAGTCCCATTAGTGCCACCAGACAAAACATTTGTCATAGATGAATAAACATACGTGAATCCTTCATATTTTTGTGTTGTTGAAAAGGTCGTAACACAGCAAGGGTCTCCACTAATTTGTGGGGAAAATCCACCAAAATAGGGAACTATAAATAAATCATTAGATATATTTTCAGGTGAAATTCTTATATTATAAATTGTACTTTCCATTATAAACTTGTTGGGTTAACATATTCGTACCACCTCATCGGATTTGTTGTTGTACCTATTCTAGTGTTATGATTCTTACCATCAAATACTTCATATTTTTTTGTTTCGTAATTTAATTTTACTTTATTGTAAAAATATATACTTGAATCAAACTGATATTTGTTCGCTAATCTACATTGAGGTTCATTCATCATTCTAACGAAAACACCCAACTTCGCATCAAAAAATTTCATTGACATATAAAAAGTGTCTAACGATAAAAATTGTGGAACACTTAACCAATACAAAAAGAAACCCTCCTTATCACCAACAAAATCTAATTTGTATTTTGGTATTTTAATTTGTACTGGTGGGATATAAGGTGAGATTGATGTAGTTGTCGTAAAACCTTGTTGAGTTGGTATTATTATAGTAAAATAGTTAGTTTGATTTTTTTCGTCAGGTCTATCGTAAAAATCAAGTTTGAAAAAAGAATTTGCAAAAGAATTTGCAAAATAATATAGTTCTTTGGAATTAAAACCCTCAGCTAAATAATTGTTAGACCATAATGTTAAATCTGGTGAGGTTGATAGAGGACAAGTAGTTGCACTCAAAGTGTTTACATTTCCACTATAAAAATAAAATTCATAATTTATTGATGTTTCAGAATTCGTTGGTGAATACTCATTATGTGAGTATCTACCAACTTCAAAATCAAATGGAATACCAATAACCTGACCTAAAACTTCATCTTCATAAAGTTCGATACTATCAGTTCTACCCAAGAAATCCTCCGTAATTTCAATTGGTATGTTTATCTCTTGTGAGGTTACTGGTAATGTTATATAATATCTATTACTATTCACAATTATCTGTTGTAGGTTGGGTTATTATAGTTTGTTCTGTATAATTAGTTCCTTCAGGTATTATTCTGAAGGTATAGTTGTCGTATGGGTAGTGAACACCATTCAAAAAAGGATAATCATATCCCAATCCAGTTGAATCAACAAATCCATAGGGATATAAATCTCTCCATCTGAAAGTATTCTGAGTTGTAGAATAGTATGCGTAATTAGGGACACCTACTATGTTGTTAAAATTACCTTCTTCAATATAATCTGAGAAAACTCTTATTGGTAAACTATAAAATGGTTTATAGTAGTATCCTTTAGAGTTGAGATTTTCAATGAAGTTGGAGTTAGTTGCAAAAACAAAAGGGTTGAATCGTATTTTATGGTATATATCAACAATCATTCTTTCGGTTTGTGCAAAATCATTCCATTCACAAATCTCACCATCCATCACATCTCCCTCATTCAATGTTTCAACGTATGTAAATCCATATTGGGGTTGTGAAGTTTGTGTTGTTGTATATGTACCAATTGGAAAATTCGTTTCAGACCTAGACTCTGAATTTTGCCACCATGCACTCGGTTGAGGTGGTTGTAATGTTGTATCTAAAGGTAAATTAAATTCCCAACCTTGTTTTAACCCATAGAAACCTGTTTGAGGCGAGATTTTAGGCATACCTAATGTCCATCCAAAATATCCCTTCCAAATCACCGTAAAAAATAATTCTGTTAATGGTCTTCGTTGATTGTCTAATAAAGAACCAATATCTATTTTTTTATTGAAGGTTAATGAATATGCTTGACCTCCCTCCTTAACAGAAACTCTTGCCTGACCATCAGGGGTAAAACCACTACTTTCATACTTCTTTACATTGTGGTAACTATTTTCTTCAAAACCAGTTTTAACTAATAAAGCATCATTAACATTTGTAACTATTTTGTGTTTTCTAACATAATACTCTGAGATTGTATCAGTGACGTTATTTGGATTTAAAACTCTTTTAGCAGTTCCTTTTAGTCCAACACTGAATGTTGTTCCGGTGTATCCATAATCAACCAAATTAAAAATATACTCTTCAGAACCATAACTATAATCCCCCAAACTATAAACTTGAAATAATCTACTATTATCGTAAGTAAAATTTGAACTTAGTTGAACATATTCACCCACATCCATACCATGTTTTATTGGACATCTAAATCTTAAAACATTTCTACCATTGAAAGTTCCTTTTGTCAATACGAAGGGGATACCATCACCTACCACCCAATTAACTGTCTCATAGTAAGGATTTATATCATCAGGTATCAAAAAGGTTGCAGTGTGTTCCTTGGTATAATCATTATCATACCCATACGATAAAAAGAAATTCCAATTATACGTACTTGCACTACTTGCTACAAAATTTATATGATTATTTGGTGATGTTGTGTAACCTGAAACATTGTAATCGTTTCGTATAAAATCAAATTCATTATATAGTGGAAAACCACCCCAAGGTAAAGGTGAACTATTATTATTATATACACATCTAGAACTTATAACTTCTTCAGCATTGGTGTAATACAAGTTTCGTTCGAAAGGTCTGTAATTGGTTGTACCTGTGTAAGCATTTTTGAATACTACATTAAATTTACAAGATGGTCTGAACAAATTTGAAGCTTCCCTTTCATCTTGGAATACTTGTTGTAAATTTATATCAGCACTCCTATCGTACTCTATCAACTCACGTTGAGTACTCTTAAATGGAATCTGAAAGGATAAATCAGTATTTGGTGCTGACTTATACCTCAAAGACCCCAAAACAACTCTTGTATAGTTAATATTTCCCATTAATCAGTTATTGTATCAAATTTTATCCATTTTCTTCTAAATCTATCAAAAGAAGTTTTTCCTTTTTTCAGACCAAAATAGAAGTGGAATGGTGCACCAACAGTGATGTTGTTGTCGTCAGGATTATTGTGTGACCATAATTGTCTATTACCATCTTCATCACCATTTTGATTTGTTGCAAAAATATAACCAGTACCTTTGGTATTACTATCATATCTAAAATATCTAGAAGTTTGTTGTAATCTGTCCATTGATTGATAGTTTGAACTAAAAAAAGTACCATTACTATTAATTGGGTTAGTAAACCAATTGTTTCCTTGAGACCCAAAAATACTCTCAGCAGCACCACCATCTGCGTTTGGTTGTATTTGCCATTGATAGAATGGAACTTCTTGCGAGAACACAGGTATATTTGAAAATCCACAAATTGAACCTAAATTAGCATTGGTGTTGATTATATTTCTTTTTGGTGATATATAATCTCTAACTTGTGTATTACTTGACCAAAATATTCCCATTACAACATCACTTGCAAACGGGCTATTGATATAAATAGGGTCTTGTCCATTTGGGTCAGTAGGATAATTTGCAGGTTCGAAAGCTGAAATTCCCAATTCGGAACTTATAGATATCATTTGGGCGTAATCAGCATCAACAAGGTTTTTAAATAAATCTCTATTATTTAAGAAGAATTCAAATATAGTTCCACCTGCAGCACTCAATAATATACCAATAAAACTTAAATTTGTTAATCTACTTATTATAAGTAGATTTAATATCTCACTTACATCAGAATAAGATGAATCATCCATTCTGTTAACAACATAACCATCAAATTCATCAGAAAAAACAAGTTCTTGTAAAAATTGAGACCTAGGACCTAAATCTAACATAGTTGTTGGGAACTTCAAGTTCCTATCATTCCCACCGAAAGGGATACCAGGTACGAAAGGTAATATGTTGAAAGTACTTGGTGGTGCACCAATAAATCCAGTTGTTGTTCCAGTTACGTATGGACTACTTCTATAATAAAAATTGTTTGTTGGGTGTAGATATAATGTCCTACGACAATATTGACTACGTGGTACATTATTAGCATCAAAAATTCTGTCATTTTTAAATGCAAACGCATACAAAGAACCATTAATCCAATTATTAACGAATAAATGAGACCACACATTTCTACAAGCACCGAAATTAACTAATAACCTTGATGTCCATTCATTAACAATTAAAAGGTCAGCAGGTAGTGATAACAAGATTTCTGAAATAAGTTGATAACATCCGTTTTTCATTATTTTTTTTCCAGTCACACCATTTGTGTAACAAATGTTATCATCAGGTTTTATTGAAATTTCGTTGTTCGTACCTACAGTATAACAAAATAATGGTACTGCATTCTCACAAGTAAATGATTCAAAAACAGGATTGGGAACTGACTCAGAGGCAACTAAATCTAAATTTGATGGGTCAGCTCCTCCGCCAATGAATGATGCTGTACCAGTAGTTCCTTGAGCTAAACCACTATCACTTAATCTGAACAAACTAAAGATTAGATTACTTTGTAATGGTAAGCTATTTCCTTGTACATCAGTAACGGTTGATGAAGTTGGTAATCTATCTGAACGCATTATTATTTTTCTTGCATTCGTAGGTGTTGTTGCCGCTTGGAAATTATAAGTATTGTTGTATCTTGGGGCAAAGTACCATCCCTCCGCTTCAAAAGTTACTAAATCACTAGTTGTTGAAATAATTTTTGATTTTTTTTGACCCATTAATGAACCACCATCAACTACTTCATTTACAAAATAACCTCTAGTATCTGTTGATGAGTTTGGTTCAGCACCAAAATATTCTTTAACACAATTCGAGTATGTATTGTAAATAGGTGGTAAACCTCCAACAGTTGATTGTATTATTTTCGAGTCATATTCGACCGTAAAACCATAATACATAGTTCCACCATAAGGTAAAACTTGAAATCCAGCAGGAGAAAGTGATGTTGTGTTAGGACTTAAATGTGTTCTCAGTGTCCCTGTATTATTATAACCAGATATAGCTCTTGCAAATCGACCCAATCTAATATCACCACTAGCGTCTGATGGTTTGAATGAATTATTTATATTGTTACCTAATTGTGAGCTATCTAAGGCCGAATAATAACTTGGCAATACAGAGGTAAATCCACTGAACTTTGCATCACCATTTGTTGATAGTTCAAAGTGATAAGCATTATGATACAATCTAATACCAGTAACTGAATCAAAATCAGTTAATATGTTAGACGATGTTCCTGTCAATCCATAATTGTGCCTTCCCGCACGTAATCCATTTTGATTAACATTATCGAAGGATGGTTGTATAGGTATGTTAAGTTTATAATTACCTGAAACTACTTTATTTCCCCAACTATTCAACGGATATCCAAACAATCTACTTAAGTCATATTCACAAGGTTGTCTTGTTGAGTATGGGTCTACACCTCTTACTAAGAAAACAATTACTTGTTCAGTATTTTTTTTGTAAAGTTTCATAGGATTATAAACTCTACTTGGTGGGTAAATAGGATGTGGTGGTGAAGGAGCATAATACGAAAAACCCCATACTTTATTTACTTCTCTCAAAACTGAATCGTTACCTAAAAATCTAATTGGTAGTGAATTAGCTTCAAATGTTGGTGATTGACAATGACCAGTATAGGTTGAGTATGTCATAGCCGTTACAACCTGGAAGTATTCAATATCAATGGGAAACTTGTGGAATTGAGGGTCACCAGTAAGTACTAATTTGTATGTGGTACTAATAGGTGTTATACTACCATTTGGGTTAGCATAGTTAATAGTCACAATTTCATCAACTCCTGACCTATATGTCGAACCTGTAACTGCTGCAGTTCCATATTGATTTAGTTGTGTAAAACCATTTATATTTATATCAGAACTCAAGTTAGGGTCTTGGAATGTTACAATTTGGCCTGCGGGGAAATTACTCAAAGTCCCTTCCTTACAAGAAATTACTAACATATTATCTAAATGAGATAATCCATTGTTCAATGGTGTATTGAAAGTAACTTTGATTCTGTTTACCCCACCACCAGGATTATTAGCTGTTGGATTATAATATTTTGCTTTTACGTTAAATAAATTTATTCTTTCAGCTATCGGAAGATTATTGGTAAATAACACTTTAGGACAAGGGTCTGCATTATTATCTTCACCATTACCACAAAGTACTTGATTACAAACATCGGTATCAGTGCCGAATGTCGTAAATTGAGGTACTCTTGCCTTACCTGATGGTTCATCACGAGTATATGCAGCACCAGCCAATAAAGCTTGTATACCACTTCTAAACTGAACATCAACATCTTTGACATCATATTGGGTAGGTAACATATATGTTGATAAAATACCATTTCCACCCGTTTCTGTGGCTGCTGCGACATAATTACCTGAGGATTGAACACTTGATGGTGGGGTACTTAACTCACCACCTGGTTCACAAGAACACAATTCACAATTGGGATAAACTAACAATGGTAAATTTATATTCAATATTTTTTTATACAAATTGAACATATCGTCCATGATTTGATTAATCTCTTCAGGGTCAATACAATCAATAGGTTCCAAACCAGCACCCAACCAATTCAAAAAAGCAACGATTCCTGCAATAACATAACATATTGGTAAAACGATATATAAAATAACTCCAACAATAATTCCAAATACGAACCCTAAAATTGCAACCAAAGCAGCAACAATATGAATTATAGGAACTAAACCAAATAAAATTGGTTTAAAAATAAACATAGCCACAAGTGCTAACAAATACAATAAATCAAATCTATAATTTGCATCATTGTTTGGAAACTTTACGTTATCACTTTCACACGCATCATCTAAATTATTTTTTATTCCAACGAATTCATTCGGTAAAAATCCCCTTCTATATTGGTCAATTAGTTGTGATACAGTGTAAACTTTGTTAAAAGACATTAAATAAAATGTATCTTCACAATTAATTGCAGTTTGAGGGTCAACATAATCATTCCAATCCAAACTAAAGGAATACGATTTTTTAGCTAATTCATTGTTTGGATAAAAGTTTGGGTCAACAGTTGGTGGTATTGATAATGGGTTAGTTATCCAATCTTGTATAACTAAGGGGTCTTTGTCCACCCCTACTTCCCAACCATACTCTCTAACATTTGGCACTAAAAAATAACCCCTCTTTATATCTTCAGATAATGTAGGGGATTGATTCCATTTAATTTTAAATCGATATTTACCTCTCGTTGGTATACCAACTTTCGGGTCGTTGGAAATAACTCTTTCACCAAATTCATTGGTTGTTATATAATCCAAATTCATAGGTACATCTACCAGCCAAGCACCATTATCGTCTATAACTTGACCCCCTGATTCTAATGGAAATGTTTCCAAGACAGGTCTACCTGTGTCATCATTGAAAATTGTTTGTCTAATAGCCAAAATCTCACCAGGACCAGCAACTAAATTACATAAGTCACCACTTCTCAATTTTGGTCTACATCTCTGAGTTTGAAATTGGTCGTTACCATTTGAGAAAATACTTCCCATAAAAATAGCTGTTGGTGTAATTTCTATACCCGCTTCCTCGGTAATGTCAAAATCTGTTCTCGTGATTCCGATAGTACAAACTTCAGGTTGCCCCCATAGAGGTTCAACATTTATTGTTCTATTAAGTGATATAATTTGTGGAAGTGTGTTTAAATCAGTAGAAGTTCTAAATTCTGTACCAGCAACTTGTGATTCAGTTGCCACACCTAATCTAACTAAATCTTGAGGCGATAATGAAAACTCACCAATATCAGATAAATCAATGTCAATGTGAATTGTTTGTGTTCCTAATGGAACACCAAAAATCAAAAAGTCCCCACTATCATTTGTTTTAACAGTAAACTTATAATATTTGTCATAAACTTGTATCAAATTTGGGTCTGTCAAAACATCTGTTCTGTCAGGAAAAGAACCTGTTGGGTTATGACCACTATGTGACTTAACGTAAGGTAGTAAATTATATCTATAACCATCTTCATTAGTGTCACTTATAAGTTTGTAGGGATATAACTCAGATATAATAGGATTATTCTCATCCTCATTTGACAGAGGTATAAAGATAGATACTTTACAATTTGGTAAGCCGAAACCTGAATTTGCTGTGATTCTTCCAGCGACAACCCCATAATCTGAGCATAACCTAGTGTATATTTGACTTTGTAGTATTTTGAGTGATAGGATTTCTAATTGTTCGAAATCTTGTTCTAATAGTACATTTACATACTTATCCTTACCAACTTCGGTTCTTATTCTATATGATTGAGACATTAATTATCTTTTGAAATAAATAGTTTATAGGTTCATTTCAAAAAGATAATTCAATACAAATCAAAATAAATCTTTACGAAAAATTGACTGTACTCAAATTCTTAACACGTATACTAATATCCTTGTTGGGGTACCTTACTTGGTAAGTTTGACTAGGTTCTGCAAAGATGGTATCGTCAATCAGCTCGATTTGTTTTGTTTCACTATCTGAGTATCTTTGAGAAGTTTGTGAAGAAGAATATTCTCCACCTACTTTATTGAAAACGGATATGTTTGACAATGTTATTACACCATTTTGTGATTGTATCAATCTTCTTAATTCTGAGATATTAACATTTTCACCCAAATTTCTGACCGAAGGTGACATAAAATTTGTAACAATATCAACTATTTGGGTTATAACGGCACCTTGATTTTGACTATTATCTAATACAACATCGATTGTATAAGCTAAATCAATTACATTTGCGGTTTCGACAGAAATGTAATCATTTATCATTCTGTAATTTGACAAGTAATTTGCAACATTATTTTTCAATGTATTAGAAACTACCTCAGTTAACCTCCCTGTTTCATCGTAAGATAACATTTTTATTTTGATTTTGTTATTCTCCTCAGTAATAGTAACTTTAGCGGGTGCACCGAATTGGGATGGCATAGTTCTAATTAACGATTCATAATCATTAATTGTTACAGCTCTGTTTTGTGCTGAGAAGTTAAATGTAACCAAATTTCTTACTTCTTCAGTTGTAGGTGCTGGTGCACCACCTATTGCTGCGGTAACGTTTGTACAAGATAAAGAATTAATAACACTAGTGTTAACAGAGGTGGAAGGCCCGTTGACATTAAAATTTATAGTTCCAATCTGAGTGATTACATTAACACCCAAATTACTTCCAGTTCCACCACCTATTCTATATTGAATAAACAAGGTACTATTTGCTTTCAAGGTACTTCCCAAAGCAAAGTTGTTAGAATATTTATATAAATTTAGTTCAAAACCATTTCTTGCAAACTCTCTTAATTGTTCATCAGCTGATTGACTACCACCACCAAATGTAAGTTTACAAAAACCTTCGGGTGTAAATTCAGAAATAAATTTAGTATTTGTTTGTACATATTTTCCTACTTTAATACCAGGATTGTCAGATACTTTGGTAGGGTCTTCGATGAATACTCTATCTTCAACCAATGCTTTAACCTCATACCATCTATTGTCCAAACCTAAAAATTCTTCAGCGGTAGGAACGTTGGCATATTGAGTACCATCTTTCAGTAAAACACTTGTAACACCCAAAACATTCCTTTCAGGTAAAAATAACTCAAAAAAAGGTTTTACATCATTTGCTGTTATAACTCTTTTAAATACTTTTGTTGTACCATTTACAACTGTTTCTCGTTTTACAATAGTGTAATTCAATAATCTGTTGTTAGAGTCAAAGTTTGGTATTTTTAATCTGTTTGGAACACCATCAGAACTTATTGGTGACGCAAAATCAATATCACTGACAGTTTCGAAAACTTGTCCCGCACCATTGACCTGAGACCCTCTTCTTAAAATACCACAATATCTTAAATCCTCAGTATCACCATAGACAGGTACTATTATTGAAAAATCAACTAAAGCTACTGATGGTCTTTGACCAGGTACTTTTAAACCATAAGTCCTTGCAATATTGAAAATCGATGACCTTTGTTGAGCGTATTGTAATACCGTTTCTTGTACACTCCTATCAATATTAAATTGTAAATTATCAGATACTGCGGCATTTAAATCTAATAGAGCTGAAAATATTGAAGCGTCATTAAAGTTATCAATCAGGTCAGGATAATATGTCCTTGTAAAATTAATAAGTTCCGTTCTAATGGATTGGAAATCTCTGGTTGTATATGATATTTTTTTGTTAGCCATAGAATTATATATTAATAATTACAAAGTCACTACTTTCAAAAGCAGTATCAGTTGATATATAGTCAATTTTTATTTTTGCGGTATGTTCCATCTGTCCGATACCAGGTACTCTAAATTCTCTCTGATTATCTTCATTAATGAAGTATCCTTTATCCTCTTCTCCTTCTGAAGCTGGTGTTATAGTTATATTTGTTATCGTTATACCAGGTATAAATTCAGAAACAGAATCCCTGATTTCTGATTCCAAATCAGAAAATGTAGGTCCATCTAAAGGTTCAAAGAGATATTCATACAATCTTGTACCAAAATCAGGTAAATAATATCTTGTACCTTTTCTAGTTAATAATAAATGAATTAAATTACTCCTGATTTCTTGTTCAGTTGTCTGAGATAAACTTAAGTAATTTCCTTCATACGAATCTTTAAATGGGAAATTTATACCATATGTGAAACCATTTGCCATAACAATAAATATATACCCTATATTTTTTCTATAAATACCATAAAACAAAAAATCACGACCTTAAGTCGTGATTCTTATTTTTTAAGATGAACATCCAAAACATTCAAATGGTGAATCAGTTGGTTTGTTTGTTATAGGTTCAATATGGGGTAGTGTTGGTGTCACTTTTGGTTTATCCATTTTTGATATATCCATTGCTAAGTGTTTTGCACCAGTTGAGATTGCTTTTGTTCTCACATAATAACAAAGTGTTTTCAAACCTTTTTGCCAAGCATGGAAGTGTGATGAAGTAATTTTAGACAAAGTTGGGTTACCCATATAGATATTCATTGATTGTGATTGGTCAATAAATGGTCCTCTATCTGCTGCCATATCAATCAACTCCCTTTGTGATATTTCCCAAATCGTTTTATACTTCTTAATCAAGTGTTCAATTCTTTTTACCTTTTGGTTGTACTTTTTATCTTCGGGGTCTAAATAATTGTTGAAATTGATATTCTGAATTGAACCTTCATTATAAATGATTTCATTCTTAAGGTCTTCTCCCCAAATACCCAACTTTTCAAAGTCACTAATTAGATATTTGTTAACAATCATAATTTCACCACCAACTACTCGTCTATTAAAGATTGCTGAATGTGCTGGTTCAGTCATTTCGTATGAACCAGTAATTTTAGCAGAACTCGCAACAGGCATTTGTGCTGTAAACAATGAGTTACAAATACCATATTGTTTTACATTTGATTTTAATACTTCCCAAGGCCATCTTCCTGATAAATCATTTTCAGTTAGTCCCCACATATCAAATTGGAATATTCCTTGTGACATAGGTGAA